CTAAAATCAACTCTAATTTTAAGTTTACCATCTTCTTTCCACTGAACCATATCCTCAAGTAATTCCTTTTCGTCAATTTCAAACTCTTGGTAATATGACTCATAACCCATAGTTTGAATATTTTCATCAATTGTAAAAGTTTTATCTCTTGTTGAATACTCACATGATACCGTCGCTCTAGAGTCACCATCACCTTCTAGTGAATCTAAAACTTCATCTTTAATAGAATCAAAAAAATTATCTAAAAAATCAAATAATTTATTAGGTATAATATCATAAGCTCCACCTTTATTAGTCCAAGGTGAGAAGTGATAATCAACATTCCCGTCGTAATCAACATAAAAGTCATTACTGACACGAGTAAGACCATTACTTAATAGGATATAATGTAAAAGTTTAAAATTTTTTATAGTTTCAGGGTTATTTAATAATTCTTTCATAATAATAAATATCAATCATCAATTTCTAACTTCATGGTTTTAATCATCCATAAAGGTCTTTGTTTATTTTCTAATGCTAACACCCATTCTTTTGCTGATGGGATATATCCGTTACAATCCTCCATAACATGTTGTTCACCGACATAACGGGTGTATACAGTTTTCCCATCACTGTTTTTAAATTCAGCACCAAAACGTTGTTCCATTTCAAATATACCTTCAGAGTGATGACGAAACATTCTGTGCGATGAATGTCCGTACCAACCTTTTGTTTCATCTAACCATTCATGTAAATGGATATAATCTTCCCATTTTCCTCCGAATTTTTTCACGGATGATTTTGCATGGATTATTGGATGTGCCATAATTTAGTGTTCTATAGATGTTGTTAATATATAATCCTCAGGAAGTGAAAGACTTTTGATAGTATGTAAGACAAGAATTTCCAAGCCTTCTGGAAAAAGTTCGATAGCGTATTCATAATTTGATGGGTATAATTTTACTGATAAAATGTTTTTTTTCTGACTAATTGAATGAGAAAATTCCGTAACTTTGATTTCAGAATTTTCACCAAACCATTGGTCGATGTCTTTTTTGTTTGTTTTGTTTAGGACTTTTTCAAAAAAACTCTTTTTCATAATTATATATACAAAAGAAATATAAGATATTTATTGTTAAGATGAAAGTAAATTTATATGATAAATCTAGTGGGCTTGGTTCTGAAGAAATAAACGTTATTCAGGACTTTTTGAGATTTTGTCAAAAAAACTCTCCACTTAAGAAAGACGTTGATATCCATCTTCTTGGTGAACGTTTTGGTAAAATGACCACAGGTAGTGAAATCACTGGTAGAATTAAAGTACTTGCGGGTGGAAGAATGTTAATTGACATTTTAAGAACTGTTGCTCACGAGTGGGTTCATGAGTTTGCTCGTCAAAGAAATATCAAGTTACAAGGGTTTAACACCCAATCTCAAGAGAATTATGCTAATACTGAAGCAGGTATTATGATTCGTATGTACGAAAAAAGTAATCCACAACTAACTGCGTTGTTGTATAATTAAGAAAGATTATGTATATTTGTCCTATGGATAGGGACTTTCAATGGATACGTAAGGTAATTGGTTCGATTACCCACTTTGGACAAATTCAATCTGCCGAAAATCTGATTGATTTTTATGTTAAAAAATATGAAAATTCTGAAGAATTAACACAATATTCTTTGGACTTTGAATGTAGTATTGTTTCCTTAAAGAAAAGTTTAATTAGTAAAAAGGCAATTCTTGAATTATGATTGAAAAAATAAAAGAACTTTATTGGTCTAAAATCGGTTATAAGGTAAGAGGTTTTTTTACCTCAGTTGGTAATTTAATTAAATGGTTCCCTATCATTTGGAAAGACAGGGATTGGGATGACCATTATATTTTTGAGGTTTTTAAGTTTAAGTTAGAAAAACAAGCTAAGTACATTAAAGAAAAAGGATTTCACACTAATTCAGACCTTGATGCTAAAAGAATGATGTTATGTGTCAAACTGATGGAAAAAGTTCAGGAAGAATTTTATGTTATGGAATATATGGACTATGAAGATAAAGATTTTTTCTTTGTTCCAACAGGTGATGATATCGAAGATGATTTAGGTGGTTATTATATGGAGACCCGTTTGAAAAAAGAAAACTTAAATGATTTTTTCAAAAAATACCCATTAGTTTACAAAAAAATTGTTACCAACAAAAAACATCAAATTTTTAAAATTGACAACGAGGATTTAACTTCATACGATGTTAAATCAAGAATTGCCTTGAATATTGGAAGATACAATCACGAAAGGGCAAGGAAATTACTTTTCAAAGTATTGAGTGAAAATATTGAAAGATGGTGGAACTAGTTTATAGTTTCACTTTCTTCAGTAGTTTCTTGTACTTCTTCTACCGTAGGTTCTTCTGTTTTATCTTTTGATTTTCTATAACCTAAAAGAGTTGCTCCAATACCAACAAGGATTATTGATTGTGTTATAACGTCAATATCTTTGTTTAAAAACATTTTATCGATACAACCCATAAAGAATGTTAAACCTCCGATAAACACGATGTAAAGACCCGCAGTTCCACTTCCTGATGTCTTTCCTGAACTATTGGAAGTCATCTCGGCAAATGAAAACTGTTTAATGTTTCCGATTTGTTTTTTAATGTATTCTTTCATGTTTATCTCCCTTGACCTCTGTAAGGTTTTTTGTAATTCTTACTTCTTTTATTTGCGGTAAATTTCTTTGTTGATTTACCTGATTTCTTAACTCCGAATGAAACCTTCGTTGAGTTAGATGATTTAGTTGTTTTAGCTGCCATTATTTCATTTATTTAGCAATAAGTATACTTTTTTTTAAAATTTCATCTATTTATATAAAAAGTTTTTTTATGAAAAAAATAGTTAGGTTAACTGAAAATGATTTAGTTGCAATTATACAGAAAGTTATTAGCGAACAAACTCCTGATAGAAAAAGATTTATATCTCAGTCATCAAGTAAATTAACTCAAGGTGAAGGTGGTTATTCAGAAAAGTATGAGTTATTTAAATCTAAAGGTGAAAATACTGAAGATAATGAAAAGTTTATGGATTTATACCGTGAAGCTCAATCATTAGTTTACCAAGAAAATCAAAATGGGTACGTAAAAAATATTCTTACGGGTCAAGACCAAATCGACCTATGGGGAAAAATAAAAACTGACGACATGTATTTCGCTGCGGATATTATTAAAAAAGTAAAAAATTCTGAAGGTCGAGATAGATATAAATACTGTAGATTAGGAACAAGACAATCATTTTCTGAACTTGAGAAATTACCAAAACAGAAACTACCAAATAAGTCTGAGACACCACCAGAACTTGATACGGTTATAATTCCATCCGAAGTTGTACAACAAGATTTTTTTGATAATAATAGTTGGAGATTAAAACCGGCAGGCGAAAATGAATTTTATCAAACTTTTGTTGAACCATACAAGACTGCGTTAGACAATCTTAGACAAACTTACCCTAATGCGGGAATATGTATACAAAGTATTTCTTTAGAATCAAGTGCTAGCCGATTTAGAAATCAAGGTGAGGCCAAAGATTTAAGTTTTGAAAAATTATCAGAAGCAAGAGCAGCAACTGTTGAAAACTTTTTAATGAAAAATTATGAAAATTTAAAAGGTGGGTGGTGTACAGGTAAACGTAATACGACTATAAATGCTAAAGGTCAAAATGGTGATGGTACATCTGGCCCAAATCCACCTAAGGGATATAGTTTTTTACCTAAAGGTGTTGATTACAATTTTAATAATTTTGTCACACCCAATACACCACAAGCAACAACTTTAGAAAAGAAAAGAAATGAATTTGGGACTCCTGAACCCGCGGATAAAGGTGGTGCTAAAGCATATGAAAAATACAGATATGTTAGACCAACAGTAAAAATACAAATATTTTACGATGTTGACGCTCCAGGTGATAGAGATGTAACTTTACCAGATAGTACTCCTCCTGAAAAAATAACAAACCCAAGTCAAAAATATTGGGCAATGCTATACAAATGGAAATTTAGTTTAACTGGCGGAGGTTCAGGTAGACGTAAAAAAAGAAGAGGTAATAAACACGGTTCAATAAAAACTCAATCATGTGACGACGCAGTTTCAATGTGTGTTAGAAAAACACAAAGTGACGCAAAACGTCACTTTGAAAAAAAGAAAAAAGACCAAATAAGTTACCATTAATTATGGTAACTTATTTTAATGTTTGATTAGAAAGAACACCAACAATGTAGATTGAATTACATTTATTTAATCCAACTTGGAAGTTAACTTTTATTAATTTTTTATCATCCATAATTTCTCTATGAGAATCTGATTTTAAAAAATTATTGAATAACCTTTTTGCTAATCCTTTATTGGTTTGTTTATTTAAAGTTTTACCTACACCTGCCAAAGAAATTACTTCACTCATTTCTAAATTTACACCTGATGTTTTTGACATTTGAGGGTAAAAAAAGGCATATCTATCAACTAAAGAGTAAAACTTAGAACCTACCTCTTGTTCGTGTGAAATGTCTTCAAGTTTTGAAAGGTAATTTACTTGGCATTCAGTCAAGCAAACTAAAGATTTATCTTCAACTATTTTGTGACCCAAACTATCACATCTTTTGTAATAAAGAATCATAAATTCCTTTTGTATTTCTTGCAAATTGAGATGACTTGGTAATTGTGAGTTTGCAACTAAACTAATCATCACTAAAACAAGAGAAAGAAATAAGTTTTTCATAGGACTTGATTATTTAATTATTAATACAAATATATACAAAATATTCTTCCACACAAATATATTTATAAATAAAACGAACTCTGTTCATAAACTTTAAACCCACGTTAATGGATAATGACGAAAATGAAACGAATTCTAAAGGAAAATGTTGCCACTTATTGCCTTATGCTCGCAATGTTTTTCAATCCAATAGGGTTCGACATAATGTTCAAAGCAATTTTGGATTACACAAATTCTTATTGGATTACCACAGGAATTTTTTACTGTATTTCAGCATTGTTCTTTGGGTTGTATTTCTTATTACGAAGTAAAAAATGAATATCAAAAAACTTATCAAAAAAGTTCTTACAGAATCAGTGGAAAAACCACTTATTTCAGAACACCTTAATTATCATATAACAAATGAAGTTCCATTAAATGATAATATCTTTAGATTTGGTTCTGAGGAATTCTTTAATGTTATTCAAGAAGCTCGTGAGTTATATTACGAGGGAATGGTTGAATTAAGTGAAGATGATGTTGAACTTGTTGAATCTGATTTTGGAACACAGGTTAAATTATCAAGTGGTAGAGTTGTTTACTTGGATACTCCGATGGAAGAATCATTTATTTCTGAAGCTGAATATAACGGAAAGAAAGTTGAACTTGGTAAACCAAGAAGAAATACTGGTGGTGGTAAGAAATATGTTGTTTATGTTAAAAACCCATCAACAGGTAGAGTTAAGAAAATTTCATTTGGTGATGTTCATGGTGGATTAACAGCTAAGGTATCCAATCCTAAAGCACGTAAATCATTTGCTGCAAGACATCAGTGTGCTAAGAAAAAAGATAGATTAACGGCTGGTTATTGGGCATGTCGTTTAAACCGTTTTGGTTATTTGTGGGGTGGTAAAACTTATCCAGGATTTTGGTAATATGAAACCGTATAAAGATAGAAAACTAACAGAAACCTCAAAGATTAGAGTTTTTAAATCCAATGTTGATAGTGGTGAACTACAATGGCATCGTGATAGAGAAGATAGATTGATTGAAGTGGTTCAGGGTGAAGGGTGGAAATTCCAAATGGATAATCAATTACCAATAGAATTAACTGAAGGACAAGTATTATTAATCCCTGAAGGAACTTATCATAGAATTTTTAAAGGAAAAACTGATTTAGAATTAAA